GAGATCAGTGATCCCATCCAGCCGGTAGTTGAACTCTCCCGCCACCCGGCGCTGCACCGCGTAGTGCGGGGTCTTCTGCACATCCATTCAGAGCCGCGCCTTTGCTGCTTCGTAGACTTCATCGACCGAGATCGCCGCCATGGCGTCGCGGCAGTGCCGGCAGGGGCTGAGCGAGCCGCAGGCGGTCGCCCCGCCGGTGAGGTTGGCGTGCGTCTCGTACCCGGTGACGGATGGAGGAATGAACCCGCCGAAGAGGACGACACCCGGAACGCCGACCGCGGCCGCGCCGTGATGCAGACCGCCCTCGGCTCCGATGTAGAGCGCCGCGTGCGACAGGATCGAGAGCGCATCGCGGAAGGAGGTCGACTTGAACTTCTCCACGCCCTCCAGCAGCGGTTGGCTCTTGAGGTGCCGGAACTGGCCGACCCGATAGCCGTCGGCCCTCAACCGGCGAACGACCTCCTGGTAGCGATCCCGGCCCCAGTCCTTGTTGGGCGCCACCGACTTCCAACTCTCGACAGTCGGCTCGATCAGGACGAAGCCCCGGCCATGGCGCCGTCCGTTCCGGCGCTCGTTGAGATCGAAGAACACCTCGCCGGGCGTGGGGCTGAACTCCAGGTTCCAGACCCAGCGGTTCTTGGCCTTGTCCTGCCGGTTGTAGATGCGGTGGCCCTTGTAGAAGGGGATCCACTCCAGGTTCTTGTCACCCTCGACCCCGGGCTTGGCGATGTTCGGGTTGCCGCGGAACATCTCGGCGCTGTGCAGGTCCCAGAGGATGCGCTGGCCGTCTCCGAATGCGATCCGCTTGCCGCGGGCCTTCGCGCCGCGCGCCAGGCCGGTTCCGATCAGTTGGTCGCCCCAGCCCACCTAGGCGGCTCTCCGAGCCACTTCAGCGCGCCACTCCGCGGCCCAGGCGCAGCCCTCGTAGCCGGGCATATCAGGCGTGCCGTCGGTGAAGTGGACGCAGATCGGATCGATGGCAGGGTCGCTGTGGCCGACCAGGAAATTGTACTCGGGCGGCAGTTCGCCGATCAGGTCGTCCGGCAGCCAGCAGAAGCGATGGAGGTCGCGCCCCGGCGCCGTGTTGATCAGGTCCAGCGTCAGCGCCTGATTTGCGGGGTGGTCACAGTTGAAGATGACGAAGCTCGACCAGTTCTTCCGCGCATATCGGGTCTGCAGTTGGCCGTCCATCTTGACGCCCGGCGGCGGCTCGTGGACGTGCTTGACGCAGTAGACGGCCTTTTCCGGATCCAGCCCGTCGAAGACCTTGGAGAGGTCGCCGCGGACCAGCATGTCGCCGTCCATGAAGAGCGCCCAGCCCTCCTTGGCCAGGTGCGGCGTCAGCCAGCGGGCGTTGGCGTGCTGGGTCGCCATCGGCGCGTCCGAGATCACGTCCCACATGACGCCTTCGCGGTACTCCAGCGGCCGGCGATAGAGGCCCTTGTCGATCAGGTAGTCGAGGAACAGCCCGTGGAGCGGGACGAACTCGCTCAGATGCCGACCCGCCGAGCCCATCGCGACCGAGAACGCAACAGCCTCTCGGCGGTCGTAGCCGACGAAAATCGATCGCTTCACGAAAGGCCCCATTCCTTGAGGGTGTCGGCCACGCCGCGGCGCGGGAAAGCGTTCAGGTCGCTCAGCGGCGAAGCGTTGATGACCTCGACGCCAATCTCGGAGAGGACCGGAGCGGCGGCGTTGAAGGCGGCCAGCCACTTGCGGAAGTGGCCGTCGTCAGGATTGTTCGCGCTCGGCCAGTTGTTGCGGCCGTACCAATGGACGCCGCCGCGGCCGTGCATGTCGAAGCCGATGAGCAGGACACGCCTCGCGCCCAACTGGACGGAGAGGTTAAGCGCCTGAAAGCCGCTGTTCCCGCCGCCGCCTATGCGGCCAACCGCTCCGAACAGCATTTTCTGCGAGAAGCCCGAGCCGACTCTTTCGATCTCGGCTCGAAGGATGTCGGGGAAATCGATCGATGCGCCGGACCAGGCGACCTTTGCGCCCATGAAATCCGGCAGCCCATTGCGATGTCGCCACCAGGCGGGGTCGCAGCCATAGACCATGTCGGCCCAGGGGCAGAGATTGAGGCTCTCCTTGATCGCGACGACGCGAACGCGACCCCTGAGGAGGCTTAGGTCTTGGCCTTTCGCGGATGGCCCCGACGCGATGATGGCGACGGATTGGCCGGACCAGTCGGGCCAGCCGCCGTCATGTCGCGGCGGCTGTAGGTCTGAGGGTGCGCCGGCGCATCCGGCGCGGCCTCCTCTTTCGCGGGGTCAACGGGCTCGGCGGCGGGGGCCACGGGCTCGGCAGGCGCCGGCGCGGCCATCGTCTTGAGCATGGCCGGCGGCTCGACGAAGCCCGCCAGCGTGGCGCGCTTCACGGCGACGTAGATCTTCGCGTCCTTCTCGGTCGCGTCGAAGCTCTCGCCCGCGAGGACGCGCTTGCCGGCGTACTGGATTTCGCGCGTGGCGATGATCTGAACCATGGTGTCTCCCACGAAAGCGGGCCGAGGATTGCTCCCCGGCCCGGCCTCTCAGTTGAACGCTTACTTGTAGTTGGCGCCGTTGATGTACTGCACCGCAGCGGAACGACGCTTCTTCCAGTTGATGAAGCGCTCGGCCTTGAAGGCGACCATGTTGTGCTGCCACAGGCTGACCGAGATGGTGGAGGCGGCTTCCGGGCTGTCCGGAGCCGAATCCATCTGCAGCGAAGCCTCGCGGCTGATGTCGATCGAGACGCCGCCTTCGTCCGCCAGCATCACTTCGCTGGCGTTGATGGCGACGATCAAGGTCCCGTCGAACGGCGAGCCGGTCGGCGCGGCGATGTTCTCGGACGTGATCACCGGGATGCCTTCCAGGAAGCCGCCGTTGATCGAGATGTCCGGGAATTCCTTGTTCCCGAGGGTGTTGCGCATCAGGGAGAGGCGCATCGCCATCGTCGAGGTCGTCACCAGCACCAGGCCGCCGACGGCCTGGTTGTCAGCCATGTAGTTGGCCAGCATCGAGCCCAGGTCGTCGCGGAAGGCGTCGGCCGTGGTGCCCGTCGGGGTGATCGCCGTGACGCCGTTGGTGATCGACGCCGGGCTGACATCGTCCGAAGCCTTGGAGGGGTCCAGGAAGTCGCGGTCGGTGCGGTACGCGAGCGCGTCACGCAGGCCGTCCAGGATGATCCCTTCCGCCGCCGGGCTGGAGAAGCGCAGCAGCTCCTCGGTGATCGGCACGATGCCGGCCACCTTGGCGATGCCAAGCGTCACCGAGTCGAACGCCATGGCCGACAGCGGCTTGACCTTGCCTTCACCGACCCAGTAGCCGGTCGGGTTCTGGGTGGCGCGCGGGACCTTGATGTTGAAGGGCACGGCGCGCAGGCCCGGGATGCGGCCGATGATCGTGGCCGGGACCAGAAGCTGAGCGAACTCGCTGGCGATGTTCTGCTGGACGACCAGCGGGCCGGCGTTGGTGGTGTCGGAGGTCGTGCCCGCGGCGACGGCCGAACGCAGGGCCAGTTCCACTTCCGGGGTATCCGGCCACATCTCCTTGGCGATGTCGGCGGCCGGCCGGAATTGCTGCGAGGCCAGGTATTTCGCGCCGAGGAAGCGGACGTAGCGGATGCCCTTGGGCAGGTTGTCGCCCTTGACCGTGACCTGGGTCGTCCCGACGGTGCGCGAGCGAGAAGCGTCGTCTTCGCCGGCGCCGTTCACCGGCTTCGCGGTCGCCGCGTTCAGCTTGTCGAGGCTCTTGAGGCGCTTCAGTTGGCCGTCGATGGCCTCGATGTCCTTCTCGTGGCCGTCGTATTCTTCCTGCTCGTCGGCATCGAGCGTCTCACCGGCCTCGGCGGACTTGTCCATGATCGACTTCATGGCGGCGACCGCGGACGCGCGGCGCGCGTCGTAGGCCGTGATCTGTTCGGCGTAGGTCTTCATTGGGATCTCTCCGGCGCTCGGGGCTCAGCCCAGGCGCTTGATGTTGCGAATGACGAAGGGGTCCGCCCTGTGGAGGGCCGGGGGGCTGAGTTTCGCGACGTGGACCGACTTCTCGGGCTTCGGCGCGGGGACCAGCTTGGCCCCGGTGAGGTCGGGTTCCGCCGTCAGCTCAGCGCCAGTGGAGGCAAGCTGCTCGGTGTCGATCGACCGGATTTGGTTGATGGTCGCGTCGGCGTTCGCCGGGATCGTGACCAGGGAAAGCTCGAGGACCTCGCTCGAGATGAAGCGGACCCCGCCCTCATCCATGAACGAGTATTCCAGCGCCCGGAAGCCGATGGAGACGGCGCGCACCAGGCCGGTCTTCACAGACTGCCAGGCTTCGTCCAGGCGGTCCTTCAGGGTGCCGGGCTCGGAGATGTCGGCGATGGTCGCCTCGAACGTGATCCCGTCCTTGGTGGGCTTGTCGAACTTGACCGTGCCGACGGGCTGATCGGAGCGATGCTGCCAGAGCAAGGCCAGCGGGTTCTTGAAGCTCACGCCGAGCGGTTCGACGACATCGCCCATCCGGTCAGGCGTCGGAGTCGTGGCGACGCCGCGGATCACGCGGTCGCCTTCGTTCACGCTCTTGATTTCGAGCACGGCATAGGCGCGGTTCATGGTTGAGTCTCCTAGCCGACGAACATCAGTTGGAATTCCTCGGCCTCGGTCGGGACATGACGCCGGGCCGTTCCCAGCGCCATGAGCAGCGCGGCCGCA